TAGGAACTTTATCCTTCATAGAAAAGATCTCCTTTTGAAAAGCATCTGGTAAATAAAGATAATAATCTCTATCCACCAGAAGTTTCTTCCAATGGTCCCCTAAAGTTGGAACCAGCAGATTAAGGATCTTAACCTGAAGTTCGATCGGAAGTCTATCTGTTGCAGCTGTTAGATCGTAACCAAAAGAGTGACCGCATTTAATTGCTTTCTCTCTCGCTCTCATTTCAGAGGCGTGTTGGTCAAATGTACCATCATTCGGTAACGATTTAAGGAATGTAAAGAGCATATCATGCACTGGTTTCAGTACATTTTGTGTCCATACATCCACTAGGGCGAATACCCTTAGTTTTCCAGCTGCTTCTTCTTTGATAGATAGTTTACCTACGTAGCTGCCTTTCGGCCAGCCACACTTAGCATCAGAGAATTTACCTTCCCCCGGAACGAATTCCGAGATAGGATTAATTTTCTCCTTTGTTAAGTCAAGGTCCACTAAAGTATCAAACAAGAGCAGAAGTTTCTTCTGATCTAACAAGATCAAAATTTGTCTTAACGGGTCTGAAAGACCCAGCAAGTCAATTAACTTAGGATTAGAATAGATTCCCTTCCAACTCACTTTGTGGGTCGGACTGGCTGTTTCCAGCCATTGGAATCTCGCTTCTCTGTATAAGATACGTTTATCAAACATACGATGTACTGAGCCTGAGCGTAAAAACTCATGGAACAGCACAGCGATGCTTGTAATTGTACCTGACACAGTCGAGGCCTGAACAATAGTAAACAATTTCAATTTTCCGGGTATACTGATCACTCTGTATACACTGAAAAGGGTTAACCACCATCTAATGATGGGGGCTGATCCCGCTGCAATCATCTTTCTATCTCTAGAAGGAATGATCGTAGGGAGACCAAAACCTGTTAATTTGCTTTTAAACAAATTAGCATCTAATTGTCTAAGATTGTCAATTTTGTCCTTTGCAATTGATTTTTGCACTGCTAGTTGAGCAGCTTTTAGGAACATAACGGCTTGTGTTGATCCGTGATGCTTATACATTAAGTAAATATAATTACTGAATTTGTATAACTGTAATAACCTTCGAGTAAATTTTACTCGGTTAGGGAAACAGAAAGAGAGAACTCTCCATCCGAATCCATTCACCAAGTCTGTTAGCCCAGGGTATCTGTAAAATAAGACGTCTTTTCCTCGTCTAGAAACAGTTTTTGTTTCCAGACCAAGAGTCGACATTCCTTCTTTAACAGGTTTCCATGTTCCAACAAGGCTGATCATTGATCCGTTCTCAACAATCGAAGCGAACAAACCTTTAATTCTTCTAGATGATAATATATTTTTGATTTTATTCATTAATGTATTATACTATGCGTTAGTGCTGTCACATATTTTGCATCTTTATTACCTTTCGAGGTAATGAATGTCTAATATATGCTCACCAAATGCGGTGACCTGGACGCTAAGATCTTGCGATCCCAGAACTATTCTGTTCTGTTGGATCCTCGAACCCTGGCATTACGTGGCTAAACCCATGTTAGTGGTCTCTCTCTTGAGAGGCTGCATCAGGTTAAAGTTGGGTTGCTTGGTTTATTCCGAGTAATCCCTCATCTATTAAAAGAAAAGGCTGTGAAATAAGTTTGAGTTTTCAGATAGGCTTTGGGCCCATGTGCCGGCAAGGCTAACCGCCTTGCACACTGTTGTCTGCCTGACTTTCGTCGGTAGTAGCTATTTCTAGCTCACAGTGTTAAACCCGTCAACCGGGCGACTTAACATGTCTTACTTATCTCTTACGAGATATTAAGCATTCTTATTTCATCAGTTGACATATCATGATAATATCATACTACGCCTCGTTTGCTTGTTCTATTTGACCCGAAAACTAGCCTTACCTTATCTCCTTATGAGAGATTCGGCAGCTGGACATATCCAACTTTCCCACTTAAGGGAATGCGGTAGTTTCGCTAATCAATAGTGACAAGAACGAAACATAATATCGAAAGATATTACGAATCAATGCTCGACGATTGAAGGGAAGTTCACAATTGGGTAAAACCTCTGTAAACAGAGGCACCCCAATCAGAAACCACCTTCTAGTCCGTAAGTTAGTTAACCTAATGGCATGAGACACCGGAATCCGGATTATCATTAACCACTAAGTTAGGTCTAGCTACTTACGTAGTAGTAATCTTCACTTTCGCAAATAAAGATGATTTCGAAAGAAATCTTATTTGCTACGGTTCTCTTCACGTAACGTGAAAGAAAACCACCCTCGTCACCCGACCGACTTGATCCACGATGAAAATCGTGCAAGCGTCTTTGATGACATTGGTAGCTAAATTAACTTTTAGCTAACAGTGCTATTTGTCCCCGGAAGGGACAAACCGTACTGGTTCGCAAGGGCTCATCGCCCCCAGGTACCCAGCCGGCCTCTAATATATTTC